CTCCCGCATCATCTCCAGTTAGGAAATCATGAGATCCAGATTGCAGCCTGCTGACAGCACCGCAGAAGCGGTTCGTATAATGCGTGCCGCACATAAACAAATCACGCCGCCGTCCAATGTTCCGCTGGACGCGGCCGACATGCCGTTTTTTGCGAATATCATCGAGGAGTTCGCTCGGGCCGATTGGAGCGCACATCAGTTAGAGTTAGCGGCGTTGCTGGCGAGGTCGATGAACGATCTGGCTGTTGAGCAGATGATGATGCGCGATGAAGGGGCGATTATACAAGGTGAGAGAGGCGCGGTAACGAACCCGCGCAAGAACATCATACACCTGCACTTGCAGAACATCCTCGGGCTGCGCCGGACGCTCGCATTGCACGCGGCGTCTCGTGGCGAGACGGACCATATCGCGCGGCGTGTGGCGACCGCCAAAGCGCTGCAAGGCGAGGCCCCTGTGCATGACGAGTTGATCTCGCGCGCATGACGCGAGGCGAGAAGGTATGCAAGTTTATAGAAACATACTGCAAAGTACCCGAGGGCGCGCATGTTGGGCAACCAATGGTACTATTGGAGTTCCAGCGCAAATTCATTCTCGATATATACGATAACCCGGCTGGTACAAGTCGTGCGTATCTGAGCATCGCCCGGAAAAATGGCAAAAGCGCAACTATAGCTGCACTTGTACTCGCCCATTTAATTGGGCCGGTCGCGACGCTCAACAGCCAGATCATCAGCGGCGCGCAGTCGCGGGACCAGGCCGCGATTATCTACAAACTCGCCGAGAAGATGGTGAATTTGAACCCCGAGCTGCGCAAGCTCGTGCGTTCGGTGCCGTCGGCGAAGATGTTGATCGGGCTGCCGATGAATGTCGAGTTTCGCAGCATTGCGGCAGAGGCGAAGACAGCGCACGGGTTGTCGCCTGTCGTGGCGATCTTGGACGAAACCGGCCAGGTGCAGGGGCCGCGGGATGAGTTTATCGAGGCCATCGAGACGAGCCAAGGTGCCCACCGATCCCCTCTTCTGATCGCGATATCGACCCAGGCCGCGACCGATGCGGATATGTTCAGCTTGTGGCTGGACGATGCCCGGCAATCGAGCGACCCGCGCATCGTGGCGCATGTGTATAGCGCGCCGGAGGGCTGCGAGCTGATGGACCGCGACGCCTGGGCGGCGGCGAACCCGGCGCTGGGCAAGTTCCGCAGCGAACAGGACATGGCGGATTTCGCGGAGCGGGCGCTGCGGTTGCCGAGCGCGGAGAACAGCTTCCGTTGGTTGTTCCTCAACCAGCGCATCGAGGCAAACGCGCCGTTTATCTCGCGCTCGGTCTGGCAGCGCTGCGCCGCCGAGCCGCTGCCGATCGATGATGTCCCGGTTTATGCCGGGCTGGATTTGTCGGCGACGAACGATCTCACCGCGCTGGTGATGATCGGCAAGATCGATGGTGTCTGGCAGGTGCATCCGCGCTTTTGGTTGCCGGCGGACGGGTTGCACGAGAAAGCGCGGGCGGATCGTGTCCCCTATGATCTTTGGTTCGACCAAGGGCACCTGCTGGCGGCGCCGGGTAAGAGCGTTGATTATGAATATGTTGCGCAGCATTTACGCGAGCTGTTTGAACAATATGACATTGTGAAACTGGCGTTCGATCGCTGGGGTTTTAAACACTTGTTGCCGTGGTTGTTGAAAGCAGGATTTGACGAGCAGGATATAGCGGCGCAGTTCGTTGAGTTCGGCCAGGGTGTGCAGTCGATGAGTCCGGCCCTGCGCGAGCTTGAAGCGGAGATATTGAACGGGCGCCTCGCACACGGCGGGCATCCCGTGCTGACGATGTGCGCAGCCAATGCGGTTGTAAGGTTGGACCCGGCAGGCAACCGGAAGCTCGACAAGAGTAAGAGCCGGTCGCGCATCGATGGCATGGTCGCGTTAACTATGGCGATGGGCGCCGCCGCGGCCGATGCGGAACCCGACATCGATATTATGGCGATGGTGGCATAGGCCGCCAGTTTCGTTCCTCCGCTCCCTAACGGCGGCACCGACTTAAAGCCTACCCAGGGTCCCGAGAGTGTCTCGGCCGGCGAGGATTACCCATGTCCCTAATGACCCAACCCGGCGCCGGCAAGGCACCGGACAGCATGACGTTTGTGCTCAGCGACGAGCAGGTCAACCGTCATGGCGACGTGGTCGATAGCGCCGGCTGGCAGCTCGACGGCTTCAGGCAAAACCCGGTTGCGCTGTTCAACCACGACCGGGACCGGATTGTCGGTCGTTGGACGAACGTCCGCATCGAGAACAAGCAGTTGCTCGGCGAGTATCAGCCGGCCGCACCGGGCACGTCGTTGCTCGCCGATGAAGTGCGGCGCCTGGTGGAGCAGGACATTTTGCGCGCGGCCTCGGTGGGGTTCCGCTATCTGAAGACCGAACCGCGCGATCCCGATCGCCCGCACCGCGGCCTGCGCTACACACAACAGGAATTACTTGAGGTCTCGTTGGTCAGTGTGCCGGCAAATCCCGGTGCATTGTCCAAGGCGCGTTCGCTGAGCATCAGCGACGAACTCATGGAACTCGTTTTCGGCAAGCACGCCGCGACAGGAACGGGAGCCACGACCCAACCCGGCAAGCACGCCGAAACCCACCCTAAGCCGAAAGCTAGGGTTATGAACATCTCTCAGCAGATCGAAGACGTACAAAACAGGCTGAATGCCGCTCGTGATGCGCTGCTGGCGCACACGCAAGAACCAGACCACGACGCCGAGGAGTCCGACCGGCTCAACGGCGAGATCGAATATCTCGAAAAAGACCTGGCATCCAAGCAGCGCACCGAACGCTCGCTGGCGGTGCGTGCGGCAACGGAGGTGACACAGGCCGCGCCGCCTGCCGTCCGGCGCCCGCTCGGTGTGGCATCGCCCAGCACCAACAAGAGCGACTATCTCTGGCGCGCCGCGACGGCGGCCTACATCAGCCATGTCCGGCGGCAGAGCGTCGATGAGGTGCTGCGCGAGCGCTACCCGGTCGATCGTTACGGTGACGCCGAGGCAACGCGGCTGGTGACGCACGCGGCGGTTAGTGGTGCGCTGACATCCGTTCCGGCATGGGCCGGCGACCTCGTGCAGCAGGGAAACGCCGAGTGGTTGGCAAACCTTCAACCCGCGCCGGTGTTCTCGCGGCTCGCTGCGCTCGGTACAAGTATGACGTTCGGCCCGAACCAGGGCACGATTAAGATACCGTCGAGAGCAACAACCCCAAGCATTACTGGATCGTTTGTAGCGGAGGCAAGTCCTGTTCCCGTGCGCCGGCTCGGTGTTACGAGTATAACGTTAATCCCGCACAAGATGGGCGTTATATCGGTTTATAGCCGGGAGATGGCGGCTTACTCCAATCCAAGCATTGAAAGCATTATTCGGCAGGGCATCGAAGACGATACAACAATCACGATCGATACGTTGCTGCTCGATGCGACGGCGGAGAGCGCAACACGCCCGGCCGGCTTGCGGTTCGGCATCAGCACTGCCGGCACGGCGAGCGCGGCAAAGGGTTACGCGGCGATCCTGGCCGATCTCGGGTTGCTCACCGCGCCGTTCTACAACGTGAATGCGGGCCGCAACCTGGCGCTTATCCTCAACCCCGCGCAAGCGATGCAGCTTGGTTTTGCGCCGGGGCCTGATGGTTCGTTCGGTTGGGCGACGCAATTCACCAACCGCTTTACGCTGATCGAAAGTACGACGGTCACGGCGGGCACGGTTATCATGGTCGATGCCGCTGATTTTGTATCGGCGTCGGGGCCACCCGAGTTCGACATCAGCGAACAGGCAACTTTACATCTAGACGACACGGCGCCGCTCGCCATCGGCACCGCCGGTGCGCCCGCGACTGTAGCGGCACCGACGCAATCTATGTACCAAACGGCGCAAATGGCTATTAGGATGCTTCAGAATATTACATGGGCCATGCGTAGAACTGGAATGGTGCAGTACCTTACTGGTGTAAATTGGGGTCCGGCATAGAGGGGACGAGGGTCATGGAAAGCAGTAAAGAGCAACAAGACCGCGAACGCGAACGCGAACGGCAAGAGCGAGAGCGGGCACAAGCCTCGCGCAATGCGCAACGACCGCCGGAGGCAGAACCGCGTCCGCAAGGCGAACGCGAACGCGACGAGACGGACAAGCAGATCGCGGAGAACCTCAACAAACCGCCCGAGCCGCCGCAACCGTCGCAGGATGAGGCCGACGCGATCAAGGAACGTGCCCGCACCGGCGCCCCCGCGCCTGACGAGCCGGCGCCGAAACGCTGATGTCCTGGTTGTCCGGCCTGCCGACCTTATGGCGCGGCAGGCAGGCAGCAGCGGAGGGGCAGTACCGGCCTGGGCCATATGCGCTGTCTGGCGGCTGGCTCAGTGCCAGTGCCGGGCGCTATGTCAACTGGTGGCAAAGCGGCCATTCGCTCCAACCCTACGGCGAGAGCAGCGCTATGGTCGAAGCGTGCCAGGCCGCCTATAGCCAAACGGTCGGGATGCTGCCGGGCGATCACTGGCGCGGGTTGGCGAACGGCGGCCGGGATCGCGTGACGACATCGGCGCTCTCGCGCATCCTGCGCCGGCCGAACGATTACCAGACCGCATCCGATTTTCTAATGAACATGACGCGCCGCTTGTATCAGAGCGGCAATTCCTACGCCTACGCCTTGCGCAACAATCGGTTCGAGATTGTCGAATTGCATTTGATGCGCGACGGTCAGCCTCAGCTCGCCGCGGACGGCAGTATCCACTACTCGTTAGGCGGCAACGAAATTATCGAGCAACGCACCGACTTGTCCGAGCCGGTGCCGGCGCGCGATGTGTTGCATGTCAGGCTGCATACGCCGCGCCATCCGTTACAGGGCGAGTCGCCGATCCTGTCGGCGGCGCTCGATTTGAGTATGTACAATACGGCACTGCAACAGCAGATCACGTTTTTTGTTAACCAGGCGCGCAGCAGCTTTATTCTCGGCACCGATCAGCCGATGAACGCGGATCAGAACGATGCCTTGCGGGAAAAGCTGTCGCAACGTATCGGCGGCTTGAACGAGGGCTTGCCGCTGGTTTTGTCCAACGGCCTGAAGCCATATCCGCTGACGACATCAGCCGTGGACGCGCAACTCGCCGAGCTGTTGAAGATGTCCGCGGCCAATGTCGCCTTGGCGCATCGCATTCCGCTGCAAGTGCTCGGGCTGGGCGAGACGACCTATGCCTCGACCGAGATATTGAACCAGGCGTGGCTATCGTCGGGGCTGGGTTTCGTCCTCAACCACATCGAGACGGCGTTCGACCAGTTGTTTAACCTCAAGGGTTATCCTGAGGAATATACCGAGTTGGACACAAAGGCATTATTGCGCAGTGCCTATCGTGAGAGGATCGAGGGCTTGTCGAGAGGCGTGATCTCAGGGATTTACGCCCCGGACGAGGCGCGGAACCTGGAGGACCTGCCGTCCGTGCCGGGTGGCGTTGGCGAACAACCTCGGGTGCAGCAGCAAGTTGTCCCACTCGCGTATGGCGCGAACATGCAGCCGCCGCCGGCCAACCCGCAACCGCCCGACAATCAGGACAACACCGATGCAGGCGCCAGCCAGGGCGAGCAGCAACAAGCCCTCGCTACAGCGCTCGCGGCGTATGAGCGGGAGCGCTTCATTGCCGCGTGACGATGTCGTGCTGGCCGAATTGGGCGCGATCGTCGGCCGGCTGGAGCGCGAGCTGCGCTTGCAGGTTCGGGCGACCGTCGCGGAAGCGCACGAAGCCATCGCGGCAATCCGTCAGGAGCGCGCCGAAGCGCGGCTGGAGCTGGCACAAGTTGCGCAGACGATCACGGCTGATGTAGCGGCGAAGCTGGCTGCTGTGCGAGACGGCAAGGATGGCGAAGCGGGGCCGCCGGGCGCAGATTCAGCCGTCCCAGGGCCGCCGGGCGCAGACGGCAGGAGCTTTAATGGACGGCGTACCTACTCGGACGCGGAGACGTATGGCGCGCTCGATGTCGTCTCGCTGGACGGCAGCAGCTTCTTCGCCTTGCGAGACGATCCCGGACCGTGCCCCGGTGATGGCTGGCAGATGATGTCGCCGCGGGGGCGCGCCGGGCAACCGGGACCGCGCGGCGAGAAGGGAGATAGCGGGAGCGCCGGACCCGCGGGACCGCCCGGCCCCGGAGTGAAATCGCTTGCGATCGATGAAGACGGTGTGCTGACCCTCACGTTGGACGATGGCAACGCCATAACTTGCGACGTTTACCCGGTTATCGCGGGGCTGCGATGATCTCCGAATATCGCATCAGCCGCACCGTAACGCCGGCGGCGACGATGGCGCTTGTCACACTCGATCAAGCCAAGCTGGCGCTCGGTATCGATCCGGCCGACACGAGCCAGGACGCCGCGCTGCAAGCGCAGATCGATCAGGTCAGCGCCGCGATCCATCGGTATTGCGATCATGTGCTGGTGCAGCAGGGATACCGCGACCAGTACCGCTACGTGTGCAACTGGATGGTCGTCGGGGAGCCGCTGAAGCTGCGGCAATTCCCGATTGCGATGGATGAAGACGGCGACCCGATCGTAAGCGTCGTCCAGGACGGCAACGCCGCGGACCCGCTCTATATCGAGGCCGATACCGACCGCGGTTGGCTCTACAGCATCGACAGTGCCGGCGCCTACGGTTGGACAGGACTGCTCATCACGGTCGATTACATGGCGGGATACGATCCGGTCCCCGATGATGTGCAGGCCGCCGCGCTCGAATGGCTGACGGCCCGATGGTTCGCGGCCGGCCGCGACCCGGCATTGCGCAGCGAGACAATCCCGGATCTCCGCTCGGTGGTCTTTGCCGGCGACATGGGCGCGGGCACTAGCGGCGGGGCGATCCCGCCAGGCGCCCGCGACCTGCTCGCGCCTTATCGGATGCCCTGGCTGTGACGCCGCAGACACTGATCGCCCGCCTCGACAAGGCGATTGCCGGCTTCGGGCAGTCGATCACACTGGAGCGCACGGCGGTTGACACGGCGACGGGCGCCATAACCGTGACGGAGCAGATCGAGGCGCCCGCGTTCGTGCGATCGACCGCGCCGCAGGATCTGCTGTCGGCCGCGACACCGGCGATCCGCGTCACGCTCAGCCCGACAGGGTTGGGTTCGTTCGGCGTGCCGGGCCGGGACGACCGGATCACGATCGACGGCAATCCCTCGAACGTCGAGGAAGTCGGCCCGCTCTATTACGGCGGACAGCTCGTCCGCGTGAACCTGCTCGCGCGTGGATAAGCGCGAGGCGATCCTGCAACGGCTGGTGGAGTTGTGCGCGGCGACGACCGGCATCGTGTCCGCCAAGCGCAACGTGCTGGACGTGCCATTGTTGGGCAGGCCCGCCATTGTCGTGCAGGACGGCAGCGAAGAACGGCTGGACGGGCCGGCGAGCGAGAGCCGCAGCGGCGTGCAGCGGCTGGAGATGGCGCCGCAGCTGTGGCTCTTGGTACGCGGTGCGGCTGACGACGCCGGGCCGCTGATGAGCCTGTTCCGCGCGCGCATCCTCTCTGCCGTCATAACCGATCAAACCCTGCGCGACCTCACCGGCACGGTCGGCGGCATCCGCTACGACGGCTGCACCGTTGCCGAGCCTACTGCGGAAACCAAAGAGCCGCGGCTCGATATCAACTTTACCATTACCTACACGCTGGCAATGAGCGACTTGGAGGCGATCAATGGCGTACAGCACAACATCCCCAAACGTTGACAACTATTTTATTGCTAAGGGCATCGTTAAGTTTCAGGTCGAAGGCGGAACGACTTATGTCGCGCTCGGCAACTGTCCTGAGGTCGAATTTACGCCGACTCTCGACAAGCTCGATCATTTCTCGTCAATGGCCGGCGTTCGGGTCAAGGATCGCTCCGTCATCCGCGAGAAATCCGCCACGATCCGAATCGTGATGGAGGAATTGACACCGGACAATCTCGGCCTCGCGCTGATGGGCGCTGTGACCGACATCACCGGGCCGCCAGTTGGGGCGTCGATCGACATCTTCTCGTTAGCCGAGATCAAGGGATCGTTGCGGTTCGTCGGGCAAAACGATGTCGGCCCGCGCGTGCAGTACGACTGGCCGAACGTGTCCATTATCCCGTCAAGCTCGATTAACTTGATCTCGGAGGAATGGGCGACGATGGAGATTACGGCGGACGTGCTCGCCGATCCGACGACCGGCAAGTTCGGGACGGCGCAGTGGGGCATCACCGACGAGGTGACGACGCCGCCGGCAGTGCTGGCGCGGGCCGCCTGATGCCGGGCCTGCGCGACATTGCCAAAAAGCTGCGGCGCACCGTCACGATTGCCGGCGAAGACATCAGCGTTCGCGGCCTCACGGCAGCCGAGATGGCCGACCTCCTCGCCGACTACCCGGAGCTGGGCAAGCTGTTGCGCGGCGATTTCGAGCGCACGGACGGCGCCGCCCTCCAGGCGCAGACGCCGGATTGCGTCGCGCAGATGATTGCGATGGGCTGCGCCGTGAATGGACACGCGGTCGATCCGGCCGACATTGACGACGCCAAGAGCCTGCCGGGACTGGCCGCGCTCGATCTCTTGGCGGCGATTGCCGAGATGACCTTGCCGAGGGCCGTCGTCCGCCCTTTCGTGGCGATGGTGACGGACGGGGACGCCGAACCGTCCGCCGATACTGGCAGGGGGCAGGATACGAGATAGCCGAGATGGCGCTTGCCCTGTCGCGTGCCGGGTACGGGACGCTCGATCAGGTCATGGATTGGACGCCGTACCGTATGTCTCAGGTCATGTTCGTTCACGCAAAGCTGCTGGACATCGAGCGCAAGGAAACGCTCGGCGTGCACGCGCTCGCCAGCCGGGGCGACCCGAAAGAGCTGCGCCGGATGCTCGAGCGCGATGGCTAAGGTCCGGTTCAACCGGCCGCCGGTCGGCCGCTACGCGCAGGACGTGCAGGCACACCAGCGCAAGCTGGCGCAGGCCGTGACCGGCGCCTTCCGCGACGGCGCGAAAGAGTTGCAGCAACAGACGCGCACCGCGATCACCTCGGCCGGGCTGGGGCCGCGCTTTGCCCGGCAGTTTAAGGCGTTCGCGTTTCCGCGCCGGCAGTTCAGCCTGTCGCCGGTCATCCGTGGCTGGCACGCCCGCGCCTTTAAGCGGTCACGAATTGGCCGCTATGCGAACATCTTTGCGCGCGGCGGCACGATCCACGGCAAGCCGCTGCTGTGGCTGCCGCTGCCGACTGCGCCTAAGCGCATCGCCGGGCAACGGCCGACACCGGCGCTGTTCGTCAAGGAAATCGGGCCGCTGGTTCGCATGGCCGGGCACGGCCCGCCGATGCTGGGCGGGCAATCGCTGCGCGCGATCCAGGGCCGCAGCGCGACGGTGGCCCAACTCAAGACCGGCGCGCGCCACGCGGACACGCAGGCATCGGGCGGCAAGAACAAGAAACGGGCGACCGTCACGGTGCCGATGTTCATCGGGCTGCCGAGCGTCAAGATACCGCGCAAGCTGAACATGGATACGATCTTCAACCGGGTGCTTCAGGATTTGCCGAAGCTGTTCGAGGCACGCATGAGCAAGGCCGCGGAGACCTAAGCGATGGCGCAAAGCGACCTCCGCAGCCGCATCGTCATCGAGGGCGCCGACAAAGCGACGGCCGAACTCAAGACGATCGGTTCGACCGGCGAGAAGGCGTTCAGCGATGTCGGCAAGGCCGCCGATCAATCGTCGGGGCACGTCGATGGCTTCACCAAGGCGACCAGCCGCGCCGCTAGTGCGATGGCGTCCTTCCGTTCGGCGGCATCGAATGCCGGGGCCGGGTTCTCCAACATCGGCAAACGCGCGGGCGAGTTCGGACAGTCGCTCAGCAATGTGGCGACCAACATCATCCCGCAATGGCGATCGGTGCTGGCGCTCGGCTCGGTCGGCGGCGCCGCTGGGTTTCTGAAGCTGTTCGAGAGCACGACGCAATGGGCGCACGATCTCGAAGAAAGCTCAAAGCAGCTCGGTCTGACGCCGGGGCAGTTGGGTCTTATCGGCAAGGCGGCCAAAGAGGCCGGCCTCGATATGGATCACCTCGTCGCCGGCATGACGAAGTTCTCGATCGGTATGGAGAAGGCCGCCGACGAGCGGCGCAAGACGTTTGGCGAAATCGCAAAGCTGGCACTCGGCGCGGACTCACCGGCCGGCGGCGGGCCGACGGTGTTCCGCGGCGACAAGGTTGGCGGACAAGGCGGCGGGCAGTTTATCTCGGTCCGGCCGCTGAAGGAGTTTCGCGAACAGGCGGAGGAAGCGTGGGCGGCGCTGCGGGGTCGAGGGCTGCTACAGAACACGCCGCTCGATCAGTTTCTTTCCAAGGTCCAACAAAAGCTCTCTGCCGGCGGCGAGGGGGCGGACAAGCTCGTTGAGGAACTCAACAAGGCCGGTGCGTCGCTGGGGGTTCGCACATTAGGCCAGCAGATCGACCAGGCACTGCCTGGGTTCAAGGATCTGTTCGCGCAACTCAAGGTGCCGCTGTTCGACAAGGCGACCGGCGCCGTGCGCAAGACGACGGACGCGTTTGGTGATTTTCTTGATGCGTTTGCGAAAAAGGAACCCGGCGAGCAGGCGCGTATCGTCACCGAGACGATGGGACGGGGGTTCCTCGACCTGATCCCGATCATGCAGAAGGGTCGGGCCGGGCTATTAAAATTCTTTGATGCCGCGAGGGAGAAAGGGGCCGATACCAGCGCCTTTGACAAGGAGATACAGGCGCTCGATGAAGCGTTCAAGGCAACCAACCGGCTTAACTCTGCCATCACCGGCGTGCGCAAGGCGCTTGTGTTGCCGTTCGGCGACGTGTTCACGCCGATGATTAACCAAGTGCAAGAGACGATCTCCGCAAACTCGGGCAAGATCAAAGAGTTCGCCGCAGGTGTTGCGGCCGACCTCAAGGTGATTGCGCTCGATCTCAAGAACGTATTCCAGGGCGCAAAACCGCAGACCGATTTCGGCCGGCTCGTTGTCGATGCGCTGAACGCAATCAACGTGGCGATCAGCACGACGCAGACAGCGTTCGGCTATCTCGTCCAGGCAATACAACCACTCGCCGACATACTCAATTCGGTGTTCGGGGTTGACTACAGCGCGCGCACTTATGCGCTGGCGGCGGCGGTGCTTTATTTTACCGGCATACTGCCGGCGATGATCGCCGGCGTTCAGGCAGCCGCCGCAGCGTTTGCGTTTTTTCTCACTAATCCGATCGGCCTGACGTTGACCGCTCTCGCGCTGATCGGCCTTACGATTTACCAGAACTGGAGCACGATCGGGCCGGTAATTAAGCAGCTCTACGACGACCTCGTCGCATTCGGCGCCTGGATCGGCTCGGCGTTTGTCCAGCTTTGGGCTGATGGTCTCGGAGCCGTCAAGCAACTCTGGACGGGCTTCACCGCGTGGATCAGCGGCCAGGTTCAGCAGATCAAAGGCTGGATAGACTGGATTTTCTCCGCGATCAGTCGCGCGCAAAGTGCCGCCAGTTCCGCAGCGAGCGCGTTTGGCGCCGCTGCCGGCAATGCCGCGACCGCACCAGGGTTCGCGGCCGGCGGCCCGGTGCCCGGCAGCGGCAACGGCGACACGGTGCCGGCCTGGCTGACGCCCGGCGAATTCGTCATGCGCCGGTCGGTCGTCTCGGAATTGGGCGCACCGTTCTTTGCCATGCTCAACCGCGGCATGGGGAGCCATCTGCCGCGCACCCGGTTTGCCACCGGCGGCATCGTCGCGGCGGGTGCGGGCGGCGGCACGCCGGTGCATCTGCATCTCGGCGGGCAGAGCTTCGCGCTGTCCGGGGCCGAGAACGTCGTCGGCGCGCTCGTCCACGAGGCGCACCGGCACCGTATCAAATCGACCGGCACGAAGCCGTCTTGGTACGGCGGGACGCCTGGTCGATGATCGGCGATCCCTACACCGTCTTCGATATTCACTTCCTGGGCGGCGATCCGGCGCCGGGCGTCAACCCGTTCTCGGCGCGCGGCATGAAGGGCACGCTGTCGCCGATCGATGCGGCCAAGGGCGCCGACAAGATGCGGCGCACGGTCAACGGCAGCCTGATCGACATCAGCGCGCCGCAGATGCGCAAGTATCAGCTAGAGGTAAACGGCACCGACCAGGCGCCGCCCGCCCTCGACGGGTTGTGGGTCGGCGTCGAGGTGCTGGTCGATAGCCACGTCGAGACGGCCTACCTGACGACGGGAGGGGCGCCGTCGCGCACGGCGGTGCCGGGAAGTGAACGTGTCGAAGGGGATTTTACTTACTACGCGCCACGCTTTCAAATGCGTATAGTAGAATACCAAATAGAAAGAGACGAATGGGCCGCGGCCTATTCATTTTCGCTTCTGTTGGAAGAAACATGAATTGCCCGCTTGAGTTGCTTACGTCGGATATTGGCTGCACGTATTTTTTCGCGAGTTTCAGCCGACACTATACGACCGACACCGCCCTTTGATCCTTTGGCATTTGTATTGCCCATGTGTGCTGCACTAAGTTTTGCGCGTGTTTCGATGGAAGCCTTTCTCCCAAGTCCGGCCGCACTGATCTTTGCGCGGGTTTCCGCGGATGGGGATTTTCCTTTATTTGGACCAGGCCGACCCGTAGGAATGCCTTTTTGCGGATTGGGTCTGCCCATGCGCGCTGCGCTCATCTTCGCACGGGCTTCTGGCGAGTGCTTGCGGCCTATCATGGGGTTCGGCCGGGCCATGAGCGCCGCACGAAGCTTCGCGCGGGTTTCGGACGTATGCGTTCTTCCGGTATTGGCGGCGGCAATTCTCGCGCGATGTATAGCAGAATGTGGGCGACCTCTTTTAGTGAGACCGGCACGCGTTGCTAATTCAGGGACCAGGCTTGGACTTAATTCACCGCCCAAACTGACATTGTATCCGAATAACTGTTCGCGCGTTCGAAAGGCTGCGATAGCTTTTATTTCCAGTTCTGCGATATATGTTTTACTGCCAGCACAGAGCAACCGCATCTGGGGTTGTCCATGTTTTCGAAACGCAGAATGAATAGGAAGCGTGCCGGCTCTGGCGGCAAGGCTATGGGCATAAAGCCGCTTAGCCGGAGCCATCGTCAGGCCGATATATTTTTTCCCGTTGGAAAAATCGAGACAATAAAGATAAAAGAGTTTGGGCATCGTTGGCTCCAGAACAGCCGATGGTGTCAAGGGCGGCGCGGGTGCGACCAACACCAGCGCCGTCCGCATCTTCTCGCATTTGCGGGGGCATAAGTAAATGCCGGGGCCGCTATTTTTCGCCTGGGCGGGCGGCGTCATCGTTGAGTCCCAGACCGTCGTCACGAACGGCAACACGCACGGCGGCGTCGTCGAGACGGTTACAATCGTCGGCGACGTGGAGACCGGCACCGCGCAGCTCCTCAATATCGCCAGCTTCAGCGGGCTGACCGAGGGCGACCTCTATTTCCTCTCCGGTCCCGGCATCGTGGACGGGACATACTTTATCTACGATCAGTCCATCCTCACCCTGCCCGGCTCGGTCAATCTGAGCCTGGCGGCGACCGGCACGCTGACATCGGCGACCTACTCCGCCACCAAGGCAATCCAACTCGGCGCGGTGGCGGCGACGCTGACGGCAGGGTCCAGCACGGTCGCGCTGGGCGAGGTCGATCTGCCGGCGGGGATTTACTCGATTTACGGCACAGGTATCGGCGAGACCGATGCCGACGTGGACGTGCTGATCGTGCCGTCGGCCTGGTTCGACTACGACGGCTCGAGCGGTCTGGCGCAGATGTTCGTTCACGCCGCTTTGACGGACGGCGGCGTGATCTCGCAGGAGGTCAGGTCGACCACGACCGGCCTTTATTCGCTCGGCATCACCGGCGCACCGGATGCCGATTGGTACAGCATCACCAGCATTCCCGCGGCGGCGCTCAGCACGCTTACCGCGGGACTGCGCTACAACATTTCCGGCACCGGTCTTGACGTTGGCACGACGTTTATCGCACCGGCATCAGGCGCGACCGCGATCGATCTGGACGTGCCGGCAAGCTCGTCCACGCTCAACGCGATCCTGACGATCACCGGCCCGCGCACTGCCGATGCCGGGTTCGATCCGGTTGTGCACAACCGCGAAGACGAGCAGATCGTCGGACTCGAGATCGCCCAGGAGGAGGGCGGCTTTGCCACGCTGACCATTGACATCCTGAACCCCAACGTCGGGCTGCTCGCGCTCGGGCGCAACTTGTGGTGCTGGTTATCTTGGGACCAGGCTTGGACACCGCAGGGCGGCGCCACGCCGGACCTCGTGCCATTGTTCAACGGGCGGCTGGTGGGCGTGCCGAAGCTCTCGACAGGCGAGATTGTCAGCCTGCAATTCTTGGCACGGCCGGACGATTTCAACGGCCAGAAGGCTGCGCTCGTTTCAGACCTCCAGGTCTTGCCGTACTACGATCCGGTATGGCTCGCTAGCAACGTCAACCCTGACACCGTGCTCGAAACCTATTCGTCCTTGTGGCATGTCGATCGGACGACGCTGGAGGTCACGACAAGCGACATCCTGCAAGGTGAGGACGGCACTATCGTCATCGGCGAGGATGCGGCGTTTTACGATGCGTTCTCGCTGAGCTACGGCTCGCCGCCGCTGATCGGCGTCACGGTCTCGGGGACCGTGAGCTGGCAACAACAGGGCGACGGGTTCCTCGATGTCACGCAGGACATCCTCGATGCGTTCGCCAAAGCCGGCTCACCGTATAAGCAGGTCTTTGGGACGTACTACGACATCTCGACCGATATTAAGGATGCCGAGCAGGCGCTTGAAGATGCCGGCCAGAACGACAGCGGCGGCGGTCTGATTTCCTGCATGTGCGGCGACGGGCTGCGCACCGATTGGCCGAAGCCGGGCACCTCGATCGGCGGCGGTTGGAACCTCTCGACGCGCAACGACGGCGGCGTGCCGCTCTGTTACTGCATCGACGCGCAGCGACCGAACGGCTGGATGCAGGCGGAGGTGTATGCGGTCAAGTATGCGGGGCAGGACACGCCCGTCACCGACGATACCACGACCACAGACACGACAACCGACTCCGACGTGCTGACGGCACCCTATGGCCGCTACAAGACCTCGTTCCCGATCAGCATTTACAAGGTCCGCATGGTGCTGGAGTGGCGGGCCGATCGCACGCGCACCGAAACGGCATCGGCCATCGTTGCCGCGTCGGTGCAGCGCGAATTGTCCGACTCCGCCGACAGCGACCACGAGGACCTCGCGCTGACTTCCGAGTATGTCGGCCGCGCGATCGATGGCGGCGAGATACCGATCGGCGACTTAACGAGACGGTCCTACTTCCAGACCGACCGCGGCGCGCAGTCGTTTGAATATTTATTGCTTGCGGCGCGGGCCAAGATCAGGGCGCGGTCGCGGGCCGCGGATATTACCTTCGCGGTCGATTGGCGTACCGCAATCCGGCTGACGTTGCGGAACAGCGTGACGTACAATGACCGGCGCCTGCCGGGCGGCACGGCTACCGGCAAGGTCAAGGCATACAAGCTGACGGTCGGCGAGGGTATTATGTTCGGCGAGTTCACGATTGGATGCGCGGTCGGCAACGACGAGCCGACTATAGCCGCTGACGGCACGCCGACTTACGTTGAGACCGACTACACCGATCCTGGCTACAACATTATTTCGGGCCAGCAGAAAGTTCTGATCAACGGCGAGTTGGCCTACCAGACGCTCGATGACTTCGTGATCGCCGACGACGGGCTGGACCTGACCAACATGACGCGCGAGCGCGCGGTTAGCGGGTGCATTGTCGTGAACGGCATCAAGGAGCAGCTCGACACGCTCAGGTCATATCAGGATACCGTGACGCCGACGCGCGGCGACCCGGTGACGGCGATGCGGCAATTATCGACCCGCGTCACGTTGAATATGAAGCCGGTCGCCGGCAATAGTTTTAACACGAATTTTTACCCGGCGGTCAGTCAGCTGTGGCTGCCGAAGACGATCGATCTCGCCGCGTCAGGAGGGTAGCCGTGCCGTTTGAATATGCCGTGCGTCCGTTTCAAACGCCGGACAGTTTCGGCCGGACGATTATCCCGGCGGTGCCGTCCGCGCGCGCGCGCGCGACGCTGACCTGGGGCGCTAAGACCACGGTGAGCGATGTCGTCCCGCAGCGCACCGGGATCAATGTCGAGTGCTGCAAGGACAATCGTCAACAGTACGAGTCCGACACGGTCATTCATAACTCGTTTATCAATCAGGTTTGGGGGCCGGGCACACCGGGACCGAGTCAACCGCACGGCCAGTGGGGGGCAGAAATATTCCACCTGAGAAGCGCGAACGTCCGGTTGCGTAAGAAGGAGGAAGACACCTGTAGCTCCGACCTCGACCAAATTTCCGGTGTGGCGTCGGGGATCAAGGAGGCGTTCGCTGATTTGAAGGCCGACATCGAAGCCGGTGGGGCCGGAAAGACGGTCGATAGCTGCAAGGCAAAAATGAAACTCTATTCCTATGGGGGGACGCCGTTCCATGACGACGTTCTCGGATCGTTTCCGTACAAGAACAACGTTCCGCTGCCTGAGACAAAGCTCTCTAATTACGTACAATACACAAACGAGCCGCAGGGCGCTTGACGATGCCGTTCGAACAAATTATCCGCCCCTATCAAACGCCGGACAGTTTCGGCCGGACGATTATCCCGTCCGTCCCCTCGGCGCGGAGCCGTGCAACCCTGACCTGGGGGGCGAAGACGACCGTAAGCGATGTCGTCCCCGAGCGCACCGGGATCAACGTTGATTGCTGCAAGGAGACCGCGTCGGAGGTCGAGAAGCTGGGGCACACCTACAAGATCAGCTCCGCCGAGACGCCGGACCTGTTCATCCTGCAACACCGGACAACGCAGATAAAGTTACAGAAGGACAGCGAGGACAGTTGCGCTTCTGATCTGGATCAGATTTCGGGCGTCGCGTCCGGCATCAAGGAGGCGTTCGCCGATTTGAAAGCCGACATCGAGGCCGGCGGCGCCGGCAAGACCGTCAAGCACTGCGGTCAGTATATCCATTTGAACCCGGAGTAACGATGCCGTTTGAGTATGCTGTTCGCCCGTTTCAGGCGCCGGATAGTTTCGGCCGGGCCATCATTCCGTCCGTGCCGTCTGCCCGTGCTCGGGCAACCCTGACCTGGGGGGCGAAGACGACCGTCAAGGACATCGTCCCCGAACGCACGGGCATCAACGTCGAGTGCTGTAGCGAGCATCTGACCGAGGTCGCGCGCAAGACCAATACCGTGGAGCTTAGGGGTGGCGGCAACTACTCGAGCGAGAACTATCTCGTCGTGGAACGCGCCACCGAGGTCAAGCTGCAAAAGACCCACCAGGACAGTTGCGGCGACGACCTGGAGCAGATTTCGGGGGTGGCGTCGGGCATCAAGGAAGCCTTCGCGGACCTCAAGGCCGACATCGAGGCCGGCGGCGCCGGTGTCACCGATACCGCGTGTCAACAAACCCTGCACTTCACCGAGAACACGAGTCCGTATCCCTATGACACGAGCGCGACGGTTTCGGCCGGGCCGGCAGGACGTGCCCTACGGCGGGCAGACAGAGTGGTTTCAAGAACTTTGGTTCCCGTTCGACCGGATCAAAGAATTGCACACGAAACTCGACCCAGGTGAGCCGCCGCCGCCGCCCGACCCGGATGAGCCGCCGCCGCCTAAGCCGCTGCCCTGCACGCCGGAGTTCGACAGCCGGAACCTCGCGCACCCGTGGAACCGTAACCCGCCGCTCGTCTATGTCGCGATCAACAACGGGTCAGGTCAGAACGGACCTGGGGTTTACCTCAACTACGACCAATGCTGCCCTCCGGGAGTGTTGAGATCCGATGGCAGCGTCCCTGGATATAACGAGTTCGTCGTTGGCTTCGCTGCCGCGTTCATGCCCGGTAACGGTGCGGTCCATGTGACGATAGAGATCGCCTACGACCCTACCTTTGGTTTTAATACCTGGGAGGTGTGGAAGTACAACAAGGCGACCCCAAACAACTACCGCGACTTCACACCAGATGAAATAATCGGCGGCAGCCCGTCGTCCGTGGAGTGGGTCGCGAAGGATTCAGCATGGGTGCCCGGTGACGGGGCACAGAGCTTCGGAACACTCTTTGTCGTTAAACCGATAATTCAGCGCTACTATGGCTGGGCCATTGTCAAAATAGATTGTCCAAAGAATGGTTGACATCACATACCGCACACTTGGCCCTTGGGGTTCCGGCAAGGGCGCCAACCTCCACCCGGCAGAGGTCGATAACAACTTTTACTCGCTGGCCCAGGCGATCGTTGATCTGCTCGCCAACCCGGTGCCGCCGAACGGGATCGACTCGATCTCGGTCAGTGGTACGCAGATGACAATCTACCTAACGGACGGCACGGCGCTGGGGCCGTACACGCTGCCGGTCCTGACGTTTCGCTGGCGCGGCGAGTTCGAGGCTAACACCTACGCCGAGCTGGATGCGTTCACCGTCAGCCACGGGAACACCGAGGTACTCGACCCGGACACCGTCAGCTACGGCGTCTACATGGTGTTGATCCCCGGCACCTATACGCTCTTCGACCAGAACGAACAGGTGGACGGCGAGTACGCGTTCAAGCAGCTTTTCGGTTCAACCGACAATTCGCTGAGCACGCTGGGCGACGTTATCGTTACCGACCCGATCCCGGATCAGGATATTCTGCGCTGGAACGCCGGCGCCGGTCGATGGATGAACAGCTTCCTCGGCACGATGGCGGTGCAGAACGCCGATGCTGTGGTCATCACCGGCGGGCTGTTTCACAATTTGGGCAACCCGGTGTTGCCGGGGGATGCGGTTAACAAGGCGTACGTGGACGCGTTGCCGGCCGGGATGACGATCGCGCCGGGCTTGATGATGGCGAACGCCTCGGGCCTCCTTGGGCCAGCCATCGGAACGACGCTCAGCGATTATCTCGACTACGCGCTGGTAACGTCGGCGCGCGGCACGTTGTTATACCGCGGTGCCTCGGGCTGGGTCGCGCTCAGTCCCGGCACATCGGGTCATTTCTTGCGCACGGCCGGTGCCGGCGCCGATCCGACATGGGCAGTTGGCGGTGCTGGCGTGACCTCGATCACCGCGGGCGCAGGTATCGACACGACGCCCGACACG